TTTCTTTGTCGGCTGGCTAGTCTGCATGGCCTTCTACGGTAAGGTTAGCATTGAGCGCATCGTCAACGGGCTTAACGCTCTCCAAACAAATGTGCTGGCCATGCTCTTGATTGCGGCTGGCGCATACTTGGAAGTCAAAGGTTTTGACAAATCAGGTGGGGGATTGATGGGAGGCGGCTTGGCCATCCTCAGGACCACTCCTGCATCCACACCATTCACAAAGGAGACTCAGAATGTACCACCTGTGGTTAAGTATTAAGCTCCTGCTCTATTTTAGTGCTACCTTTTGTCTGCTTGCCTTTGGCAGTCTGGCCTTGAGGTTAGCCAGCGATTCAAGGCTCATCACAGCGTCTGTGCAGCAAACCCTTGGGGAAACCCAAGTCACCCTAAAACAGACGGATTCAGCGGTCACAGACCTGAGGCGCACACTAGAAGTCGCCGGGGGAACCTTAAACATAGCTAGGGACACCCTCCGTAACGAGCAGGCCAGCATCAAAGAAGCCAACGCTCAAACGATTGCTACGATGCGCGGGCTGGATGAGCTGGTGCAAAATAGCAATCATTTGGTGACCAGTGCAAATGCTTCTCAACAGCAAGTCGTAGCAGATACGCACGCTACCATGGTTGCTATCCAGAGCACAGTGGCGCAAACCTCTACTGTGATCGACAGCATCAACAAGACAGTGACCGACCCGAGCATTACAGCCACACTGGGCCACATCAACGGGGTTGCGGACAACTTGCAAAACACCAGCAAGCACCTAGACAACGTAGCTGCGTACTATGACAAGAACTTAACTTCACCCCGTGGTTTCGTTTCGACTCTATACCACGGCATCCTTCAACTCATCACACCCGGCGCGAGTTTAGCTCTCGTAGCCAAATAAACAGGAGAACAACATGAGTGTATTCACAGGTATTGCGGCTGACTTCGTTAAGGCAGCTAAGAAATTCAAATCAATTCTTTTGACGGCGGCAGCTGATGCTCCCAAGGTGATGGGCAAGGTAGCTGCCGATGCCCCCGAGGTTGAGGCCCTGATTGCGTTGGCCTTTCCCGGCGCTTCGGCAATTGAGTCCACATCGCTGGCCGTGCTCGAAGCCATTGCCACAGCGGTCGAGGGAGCAGGGACAGCTGCGGGCGCGAATGGCTTGACGGTCAGCTTGGATCAAGCTGTGATTGCGGACGTGAAGGCGATCCTTCCAACACTACAAAAGCTCATTAAAGCGGCCTAACCCCTAGGAAACCCCTAGGAGCCCTCAGGAGCCCTAGGGAACCCCGGGGGTACCCAAGGGGTCACCCAAGGGTTCCCTCGTTGCCCAGCGGTCTGGAACATGCGGCAAACAGCCTTCCAGATGAGCAATTCACCCAGAAACACGAAAAGTCCCTCAGGGCACCCAATGCGACCGGGTGTTCCTGAGGGACTTTTTTTTGTGCTTATTTTATTCGTAGACTACTTCTTTGTCCACGCGGGCTGCCCCCGAGAACTCGAATTCATACCTAGCGACTTGACTATTCTCATCCTGTGCATCTTCAGCGGCCTCGACTTCATCATCGAATGCTAGGAAGTACCCGGGGTTATCATTTCCATCTTCATGATGCACGATGTAGATGGTGTTTGGAAAATCATCGAACGCTTTAGTTTTATTCTTGCTCATTGTTTTCTCCTTTGGATTGTTCCTGTCATGCGCCTTCAGCAAAAGTTCTCGAAGGGCGGGAAAAAGACTGACTCGTTGAATTATTGGGGCTGTCGGGGGAGATGGCGGGTTGTCAATCACGATACGATAGTTAGAGCGTGGATTAGAGCCATATCTCTCTATGGCACTTTGCGCGAGTGCCTCGGTATCGAAGGTCCTGCAAAACAAACCCGAATTCATGGACTCCCGCCATGTGCCTCCATTGAACCGGCACTCAACTTTGAACTTCATGGGTGATCTCCTTTGGGTGTACGTAGAATTTAAAAGCATCTGCGCCCGTATCGTCCACGATAACTTTGTCTCCTGCCGCTATTTGACCGGAGGTTAAGAGCTTCGCCAAGTTCTTGGTAATCCTGCGGTCGATGGTTCTCTTTAGGCTACGGGCTCCGTAATCTACTGAGTAGCCCTCAGAAAGTAGCGTCTTCTTCGCCGCTGGGGATACGGCTAGGGAAAACCTCGGGGCTCTAGGGGTTTCCCCGGGCTTTAGATCGGGATTGAGGGGGCTGCTAGCTGCGAATAGACGAAACTCCAATTCACGAAGTTCAATGTCAAGTATAGCTTCTATCTGGTTTTTGGTGAGGGTTTCAAAGGTGACGATGTGCTGAATTCTATTCAGAAATTCTGGAGGAAACTTAGCCTTAGCTGCACTAAGAGCTATTTTCTCTAAGCGCGTGCGGTCGCGTTCTTCACTGAGTTCAGCAAAACCGATACCTTTATTGCTCATTTCTCTGGCACCTACATTGCTGGTCATCACTATGATTGTCTTGGAGAAATTCACTTTACGGTTGTCACCAAGCGTAAGTGATGCGTCGTCCAAAATTCCAAGCAGTAATTGCCACAGTGAGTCGGATGCCTTCTCACACTCATCTATCAGCACAATGGACAACTTTAGCTCAGGAGTGTGGTATTTATCGAGAACTTCTTGCTCCAATGCAGGATGGGTCTCTTTGAAACCCAAATAGCCGGGGGGACTACCAACAAGCTTAGAGATTTCATGGCTGTGCTGCATCTCCCCGCAGTTAATTCGTACGCAGGCGCGTTTAGAACCAAACAATGAATCCGCAAACACTTCACACAAGTGCGTTTTCCCGGTTCCAGTGTTTCCAAGAAACAAAGCAACTCCCACGGGTTTGAACGGATCACATAACCCCGACTGGTGATATTCAAACATGTCAATAAGAGCTTGGACCGCTGGTTCTTGCCCAACCACTTTGTTACGGAACTGCTGCATCAGCAATTTTGATAGTATGGAATGCTGGTTCGGATCTAATTCCATTTGCGGTGCCGATGTAGTCATGGTTTCTCCTTGTGCAGCTTGTCTAACTCCCCCAACTCCTTGAAAACTCGATATCCACCTTGCTCGGGGTCTAACCCTATCGAGCGGTATCGCATGTCGCTTTCGAAATCGGTTTGGGAGTACTGGTTATCGTAGAACCAGCGCACCCATGCAGTAATCGGAAAGCGCCCGAACAATTCGAAGAAACAGACGGGCATCAAAAACTCCATCGTCTCTTCGGGGAAGAATAGGGTGCGTCCGCTGCAAAGTCGCGCCCATTCCCCCTTCTCCTTAAACCACCAGTCCCGCATAGCCTTACCTCTTTTGTAGAGAACCAACCGAGCAGGATCAGTAGAACCTTCGATACTCTCCCCGTGCGTCTCCCAGCGAAAAATCGCCTCTTCAGGAGACATTGTGGTGACGGTTTTGGAAACACTCATTACACCTTTTTCCATCGCACCCCAGCCAGACATCGGCATCCGGCACTTGGCCCACAGAATGTAGGCATCGAGTTTTTCGAGGAACCGTTTCGGTAGATTCATCTATCACCGTCTCTCCATATCAAAACCTTACCAGAATACAGGTGGCATTGTCTCGGGTTGGCTTGGCTACGGCACGCTCTACCAGACGCGGTGCATCGTCTCCCAATTCAATGGCTAAGATGATTTCTTCAGCGGCTTCTTTGAAGTCGTAGTGTGCGGGGTCAAAGATTCCGTCACTCCCAATGAGCAGCCATTCACCCACGGGAAATACTTGGGATATCTCGGGCTCATGGCTGAGTATCGGGGACAACTCGGCATCCCCAAGGGCGCGACCCATTTGCAAGCCGGGACCGTAGAGTCCCTTGCAGATGTAGCCATTATTGTAGAAACCGCCGCGCTTGACGGCGGCATCAAGCTCAGCAGTGTTCGTCCTGACATTGTGGTCAGGTCCATACCAAAGCCTCTGCGGCGTATCTATGATGATGGGGGAGTCACCGATGACTGCTGTGTAGACCATAGAGCTGTCGGTGGGCACGAAGGCCACTGAGGCTGTGGTGCCTGAGACACAACCCCTCAGCATTGCTGCGGACTTTGAAATAGCGCTGCGAAGCCCGAGACGTACGTCCCGCTGATCTTGGAACTGAGCCTCGAAGTTCCGTGCCATCCACTTGGATGCCTCGTCTCCCCCATGACCGTCGAATACGCCAAACAATGTCCCTTGGGACATCTGGACGTTGATGAAGGTGTCTTCCTGATATCGCCTTTCGCCGCGCGCTGTAGCTGTCGTGATTTTCATGAAGATTTCTCCTTTTAGAATTCTAGCGCCTTCATCGGCTGCTTGTCAAGGACAGGGGGAACCCCTAGGATTTCCCAGAGGGATGTGGTGGGCTCAACCCCAAGATTGTGTGCCACATTCTTAGACCACACTCGGTAATTCCCGGCGTAGCGCTTGCCCACCTCTTGCAGTGTCATGTTGACAGTGTAGTGGGACTCCCCGGCTACTATCTTGTCGAGTTGATGACGCAGTGCTGCCCAGCCGTCTGCGCTAGTGCGGAAAACAACGTGGCCGCCTTTGCCAACCTTGATCTGCCCGGGGTAAACGTAGCCCGCGACGGCCTTCAGATCCCCGGGGTTCCTATAGCGGCTGGGAAGCGTCCCGGCCTTGCCATAGCCTTCAGCCTTGGAGATGGCGTGTGCCAATCTATCCACAGACTGAGCCGAACAAACTGTACAACAAAACAACAATGCTAGTAAAAGTCGCATGGGAAAACCTCCCGTGTGGCTGAATTTGATTCCTAGACGTTCTCGGGCTTGTTCCCGATTGCATCAATGCTTCTTCGATATGGATCATCTCGATAGCTCTTCTCCATCTGGAAGCGCAGCATGCGTAGCACTGTCTCCAGATCACGCTTGCGTGTTTCGTACTCAGCGCTGTGCTTGTCATAGCGTTCGAGTACGTCTAAACCCGTCTGCCAAAGTTCGTAAAGGTCTGTGAGGTGCCGAATCCTCGTGCCCACATGTTCCATAGAGTCGCTGTTGGTGCTCATATCGTAATCACTGATCACTGGGATGCCCTCCTGAGCCAGCCAGCTAAGAATTTCTCCTCAGCCGGATTGTTTGCCACTATGGCTTGGTAATAGGATGCAAGGGCAGCGCGGAATTTCCCTAGGAAGAACCCGGGGTCTAATGCATTGATCGCGGCCTCTGTTTGAGATCCGTACGAGCCATCCACAGCCACACCTGCAATCCGCTGCGCAATCTTGATTGCGGTATGACGCATGTTCACGTAGGCATCAAAGATTTTGTTTGACACACCCTGATCTACGATACCACCAAACAGCCAGAAATCACGCAGGTAAATGGCTGTGGCCCCCTCGACTGTCAGGTTCTTGATGTCCACATTGGGGTAGCTGCTCTTGCTGATCCCAAAATTTGTCTCTTTTCCATTGTCTGCCGGGTCATTTACGTAGCCTCCCTCGTTCCTCAGGACTCCGGGTATTGCCAGATAAAAGTCACTCATGATTATCTCCAGAAAATTTTTGTACCACACCGGGCGGCGCTGCTTGGTTTTCTTTTATAAATTCCTCTTGGCATATGTCCTCTCAAAATCTTTACGAAGGGGGCTTTACTTCAAAAACTCCGAGTAATTCTCTGCAAGCTACGCCACGATACATAGCATGTGCTCTAGTTTCGTAGGTTATTGCCAACACTCCTTGTTTTCCTGTGAACTTGTCAGAGACATCACCACAAAATAGAAGGGAATAGTCAAAGAGAATCGGGGCTCCGTAAGGGGAGAATCTGATATTTGTGAATTTTCCATCAAGTATTTCCCCACCAATCGGCAATGCTACCAAATAGGAATAAGAGTTAGATGTGTACTCAGGGGCCCCTAGGCCGTTCGGTATGCGTTTGGCTGGTTCCCCATAGAGCCTGTCTGTCGCCAAGGCAATCAGGGCAATGCTGAGGATTATCCAGAGCCAGAATACGAGTTTCATTATGTCCTCCCCGTGAGCACAAACCAGATGTCGCGCCAATGCCAAAAATCACTGCCGAGACTAATGTGTAGCATACGCACCTGCAGGATTCTGTTCTTCATAGGCAGCCTATTCCTCCATAAACCAATTCAGCGAGTATTTGAGACCAAGACCAGTAATGATAGTTCCCACGCCGTACCAAAACATTCCTGCGGCTTGCCCAAGAAGCATGGACCAACCGAGGGTGACTATGAAGAAAAACAGCAATGTCCACACCAGCAGGAGAGTGATTCCTTTAAGTACTAGCATTTGCCACCTCTGAAACTGCTGCAGGTACCACCTCGGCAGCTTTGAATTTGCTGACTGTAACAGAACATACCTTTTTACACTGAGTACATCGCCACTTCCCCAGTGTCTGCGGCGGAGCACCCTTGACCTTCGATGCCTTTGTGCACGGCGGCTTGGTAGCTGGGGCACTACAGCAAACCGACGTATATGAGTTCACTGGCCCTAGGGGTTTCACTGGTTTTACGAACTTCTTCCCTTTCGCTTTCCCTGCGTAGTGGCTTTTTCCCTTGGGGCGCGTAGAGTTGCCACTCGTATTCTGAGGATTCCTCGGGTGGTTCATGTTGTTTGGCATACATGGGATCTCCTAGGGTGCAGATTTTATTTCTTGGTCAATTCTTTGAAGCGCCTGAGGAATAACAGCTCAGCCTGCCGCGAAGTTACGGGTTCGATCTTGCCTATCAGTGGCTTCACATCGAAGTCAGGAATCGAGTTGTTCATCAGGTCACGCTGCTCTGTCACGAGCAGTATGTTGTCTGATGCTTTTACCTCTATGGGCTCAGTAGGGTCCATCCCAAACTGTTTGCAGATGGCATCCATGACCCGCTTCTCATGCCTGCGGTATGGCTCCATGCCCGTCATGTGCTTTAGTGGTCGGGGCACATCGACTACATAGCTCTCTCCAGCATCGTGCATCAGCCCCCACAGCGCGTGCTCCTGAGGCACATGGTAGCTGACACGATAGGAATGCTCGGCCACACTGTAAAATTTTTGACAATGCCCCGCAAATCTACAAAGAAGACTTAAGGAGTGGGCGATGTCCTCAATTACCACGGGGTTCCCCTCGGGATTCAGGAAGTCGAACAATCGCCCTGAGTAGGTACGGATGGCGCTCTTGGTCGGCTTGATCATTTGTTTTTCCTCTCACGAGTCATCTTTTTCATTTCTTCTGTCATACACCCACAGCTTTTGCTGGCCCCAGAACGCAAACAGGTAAGAAATACTTCTTTTATACGCCCGCATATGCAGCGACATTTGTACTGTCGTCTTCCACTTTCTTCCCAAGGTGAGTCTTCTATAATGGTCCAGTATCCAAATACTTCACCCACTTTACTTTTAGAAGATCGAGGGGTTCCCGTAGGGTGCTTGCTTATGTTTTGAGATTTCAAGCGCTCTTGTACTGAACTCCTAGTCATCCCCACAACTTTGGCTATAGCTCTGGTCCCTAGACCAGAAGTATAAAGGCTTAATATGTGTTCGGTAGTTATTTCAGGTCTTTGTAATTGTCCTGTTCTAGTGTCACTCATCTTCTTCTTGGTTGCAGCTGAAACCTTGGTACCGAATAATGGGTGGTTCTTTCCTGACATTATTCTGCTTTGATGCTCTCTCATTTGCTTGGTGCGTTTGTGCCCAAAGGCAGGGGCCTCCCCTCCAGCGGAAGAATTATAGCCTGTTCTTCCTTGAGTTTGATAAAACGCTATGTACAGTCTTTCTAAGAAATGGCCGTACTCTCTATCGTCCGTGTGGGCTAGCTCTAGCATCTCAAAAGCGCTTTTGCCATATTTTCTTATGGCTCTGTAAATCGGGGTTGTACCTCTTTTTGATGTAGACATGTGAGCGTTCCACCGTCTGGATAGAGACCCAGAGGTTTGCCCTATATACATTTTCAAATTAAACCTATTTATAATGGCATAAATTTTTGTCATACTTCTATTTTTTCTGCTCCTTCTGCTATCCGTGCTTCCAGTGTGGCCTTGATTTTAGCTAAGGCTTTAGGGTCACTTTTGAGCAGTGCTTTCATAGCAGGTAAACCATTTGCTACATTAGCACCGTCCAGCTTGAACCACGAACCAGATTTTTCAAAGATACCCAGAGCGTCGGCATATTCTATTAGAGAGGCTTCTTTATCAAACCCGTGCTCATAGTTCAATTCTACAGTTGCGGTTTTAAAAGGAATTCCCACCTTGCACTTAACTGCCTTGACCCGTATTTGGTGACCTATTAATTCTTCCCCCTGTTTAATTTCTTCTTTGCGACGAACATCAATACGCACAGAGGCGTAGAATTTCAAAGCTCTTCCCCCACTTGTAGTTTCAGGGCTGCCGAACATAACACCAATTTTTTCTCTTATTTGATTTATAAAGAGAACCGTGGTGTTGGTCTTTGCACACTTTGCAGTAAGCACCCTCATTGCCTGACTAAGCAATCTTGCTTGTAGTCCTACATGTGCTTGGCCGATGTCCCCAGCAAGTTCTGCTTCTGGCACCAGTGCGGATACGGAGTCTATAACAATCAAATCCACGCATTGAGATTCCACGAGCTGATCAACTGTGTCGAGAGCTTTCTCTCCTGAATCAGGTTGTGACACCACGAGTTTATCTACGTCAACACCTAGGAGAGCAGCCCACGAAGGATCGAGGCTGTGTTCTGCATCGATGAATGCGGCGATGCCTCCAGCTCGTTGACACTCAGCTATAATATGCAAAGTGAAACTAGTCTTCCCTGCGGATTCCGGTCCAAATATCTCTACAATTCTACCTTTAGGTATCCCGCCTGTTCCAACCACACCGTAGTCAAATGTAGGCAGACCAGTGCTGATGCTGGGCAATTTGGTGCCCACCTTGTCTCCTAGGCGTACCAAGGCGTTAGTGGTTTCATACTTGGTGTTCAACTTTTTACCTAATGCAAATAAGGTGCGAAATTTCTCTACATCAGAAGTAGGTTTTTCCACAACAACCTTGGGTTCCTTCTCAGCTTTCTTGCCGAAGCTCATTACAGTTCCTCCAATCCCTTGACTTCCAAGCTCGGCCCAGTGGGCTCTGCCTTCTGTTCTTCGTGCATAGTCAAGAGTTTTGCACGTAAGTACTTGGCGAAATACTTGACAAATTTGCTTCCGTACATACGTTCTACAGCCTGAGTACCTTGCTCGGTGAGCAGTGTGTGTACTGAGGCTAAAAACTGAGCATTGTTCTCCAGCAGAGCAACCCAGCACGAATCGCAGTTGCTATGCACAGGGAACCTACGCAGATCTAATTTATGTCCACACTCAGTGACCGTGCCATGCTGTAGCGGGCGCTGCTTGGGCTGTGGCTGTGGGACGGTCTTTGATGCCCCTAAGTCAGTTTCGATCATACATCTCCTTCAGGGAACTGCAGTCCCTGTTCGTAGTCTTGAAGCCTAGCGTTCTTGGCCTTGAAGAACAAAATACGGTAAGCCCCTGAAGCGTCCATATCTGTTTCCAGAAACAATTTACCCAGCAACTGCTGAAGAGACTTGGGGACACTCTGGTAGCGTTCTTCACTCACGTACTTCAATACAAGACGATATTGTGTCGAATTCAAGGCGCGCCTGCAGCGCATCTCGTAATCTGCTATGAAGTCCACTGGGTCGGAGGCGCAGACACCCTGCTTCAGCTCAGCCCTATGTATACTGTGGGGCTCTCCTTGCTTTAGCAGGCAGTATAGTGCAGAAACATTTTGGAACACATCCTCCATTTCGAGGTCACTCTTTGCTTGAAATGAACTGCTCATTGGCCTGCCTTTCCGTAGATCATCTTTTTCTTTTTCTTGGCTCTTCCCAATAAACCCCAGCGTTCCCCAATCACTCGTACTGCAGGCGGATTATCTAGGTAGTCCGCGAGTGCCCTAAGGATAGCCGGGGTTCTTTCTTTGTATGTGCCTTCAATCACCCCGAGCCCTTTGTTGATAAGGTAGGCAAGCCGTCCGCGAAAGAGGCCGGAAGTGTGGGAGTGATCTGTGTACAGCCTAGCAGGTTCCTTGGGGTTACCCTTTGTGAGCAGGATGCGGAGCACTGAGTCTTTCCTCTGAAACTGCTCAACTGCATCCTGCTCTTCTGGGGTTATTTTGTACAGCAACATAAGCCGAGACCGTTTGGCGGAAGCTCGGCGTTGCTCTGGTGTTTGCGCCATCTAGCCACTGACCCCGGCAGGTGTGGTGGTCCCTCGCTTCTGTGCTTTGTAAATGCTGCGGCCTCGGTTTTCCACAGTGTAGTCCAATTGCCCTTTTTGACGCAACATCCTGAGTATGCGGTCAGCGCTGCTCGGGCTGGTCTTGCCGGTGTAATTGTTCTGTACATAAAAACGTAGTTGGTCGGCTGTAAACGTGGGATCTTCACTATTTAACCTTTGTGCCCAGAAAACCAGCACAGCGGCTGCTGCGGTAGGCCAAGATAACTTTGGTACTCCGATGTTCAATGTGGTCATTTTGTCTCCTTTTTGAAATAAGCCCCAATGGCTCTCGGTCACAGATTGACTCCTCTAGACGACATCATATCAGCGGCGTGCAGGATGAACGCCTCAGCGGTCGCTGGCTCTACTGGGGAACCCCACTCTTTACGCCCGTGGTGGCTGAGCAGAAGGTGCTCGATATACTCTAACTGCTCTTTGGGCAGAAAGGCAGAGCACAATTTATGGAACTCCATCGCAGAGCCTGCCACATGGTTGATGAGCTTTCTGTAAGGCAGCTTAGTAACTTGCCCGTCCAATTTAAGGCCATAGTCTCTGGTCTTCATCAAATCGTGCCACAGTACAGCTGTGATTAGTTCATCCGAAGGGTTGTCGTTCGTCATGTATAACACATTCCGCATAACTTCATTGACATGAATGACTAGGCCATGTCTGTAGTTGTGGTGATGCTCAGAACCACCGGGGGAGATATAGAACTCTGGGAGACTAAGTACATGCCTCTCATTTATGTTACGGAGCACTTCCGACTTCACTGTCAAGTTGGCCCCACGTAGTGCATACAACGCTTCTTCATGCTTTGCCATTTTAGCTCCTTTTCAAATATACTTGCCGTTTCTTATTTGGAGAACACTCTTTTGATCTGTTCGTAGTTAGTAATCAACTCTGCTATGTCATTCATACTAACGAATGGCCCATGAAATCTTTCAACAATATCTCGTTCAGGACGTTGTATGAGCATG